ACATCCACTTTAAATCACCTTGATCCATAGGACTATACAACTTCCAAGAAGACTTGTCACCCCTCATGTAATATATAAACTTAGGTAAATCAGGAGTTGATGTACATTTAAACTTACCATCTATTAGAAGCATCTTTAAAGGAAAGACTAAGTTGTCAGTGAGTTGTGCTTCTGTTACTCCCCTTTTATCCCAATACTCCAACTCAAACTTTCTATAAGATGTGAATGGTATTACATCTCTTTTTACTTGTTTAACATGTTTTTTGCGTACATTTTCTATTGAATGACTATTACCTTTCAGTATTTCCTTTGCTGTTCTCAATGCATCAGCGAACCCAACTGATTCGATAGCCATGATAAACTCAAAAATATTACCACCTTCACCAGTACCAAAGTCTTTCCATCTTATGTTTCCATTTGTTTCGTATGTGGAAAAACTTGGATTACCCTCGTCTCTTAAAGGAGAGTGTACCCTATAAAATAACTTAACACCGTAGTGTTCATAAATTTGCTCCTGCTCCACAAGAGTAAATAATTTTTTATCTTGACTAGCAACTAACGCCATTGTTATTTATTTTTTATTTCTTAATCATTCTTCGTATTTGTAATAATATTTATCAATTAAATAAGATATAAGTGATAGTATAAATAGAATAATTACCATTTAGTATTTATATTGTGGGGGGATGTTTTAACCACCACATTTGAAAAAATCAATTCACAAATCAATAATTGGGCAGCCTCCGCGAATATGCTAATCTGTGGAACCTGCTGCTGCGGTAACGTCTTCACCTTTTAAAACTTTATCTAAAAAGTCTTTGAACTTGATTGGTGGTTGCTTCTTAACATCGTAGAACAAATCGAAATCATCTACATTAACTTGAGACAATAT